ACATCTACCGCCGCCGGTTGTTCATCGAGAAATATGCCAGGCCCAACGGATGGAAGTTCACTGAATACATAGAAAGTGAGTGAGGGACGTGCCATTCGATTCAGAAATATGGTGCCCATGCCGCCTTGGAGAGCCGTTCCAATTGTATGACCTTGGGTATGAGAGCACCGCATGGCTGCGGACTGTCCGTGCCGACTGGCAGGGAGGTCGTGGGGATTTTTCCGCCGTGAGATTGCAGCAAAACCTTATGAGGAAAGAGCCTTACAACGAAAGAATCGGGATTGGCCCGCGGCCGTGGAGCAGATGCTGGACCTGTGAAGCCAAAATCCGCATCACGCCGCCCGCAAATATCTGGGCATGGGACGGAATAGATGCGACGCTGCTTGGTCTGGATCTGCCTCCCATGAAAAACGGAAGACCCAGACGGGCCAGCCTGATGTGGGTGGGCATCCGATATGGCGTGCCGGGTTACTGTGTGGCCATAGAAGGCAAAGGAAGACTCTGGCTGGATACCCTGCCCGCCATCCAAGATTATTTTGCACCAATATGGCCCGAAAATCACCTGCTGGCCCGGCGGCGGTATTACTATACCTACTCGTTTGACGGAAAGGAGAACGAATGATGAATGCAAATCTGCAAACAGCACTGAACAAAATCGACGAGCAGCAGAAGAAATTCAAACAAGGTTCCGCCCCCTGGTGTGTGGGCGAGCAGCTGAAGGATATGCTGCGGGAAAACGCCACCGGCGCCGGCATAGTGGCCATGGACATTGACCAGAAGGGCATGGGCATGGCGGACTGCGAGAAGAAGATTGCCGCCTTCGCCCAGGCTCACCGCCAGGGCAGCGTGGGATTCTGCGGCCCGGCGGATGCCGACCGCATCATCCGGGAGTTTTACGGCCTGCCGGCGCGCAGCGAAACGCCTTATCCCATTGCTCCGGCGGGCACCCAGACCGCGGCACCCGCCCGGCGCAAGATCATCCGGCTGGAAGATTTTTTGTGAGGAGGCCCAAGCCATGGAAAACGACGAGATCAAAGCCGTACTGGAGGGGTTAAAACCGCCTGAGGATCTGTTTGCCCAGATGGCCCGCCAGAAGGATGGCTTTACCGAAGTATGGCTGGGTGTGCGCAAAGTATATGGGGAAGATCTGGACTGTGAAGGATGGTACAAAGATATGCGCCCAACAGGCGAAGAAGCCCCTGCTATGTTGTGGTGCAGCGGCTGCGAGCAGCGAGTGGTGGTCGCCTGGATGAGCAAAACCGAAGAAGGTTGCAGAGGTCATTCCCACACAAAGCGTGGTATCCGGCTGTACGACCATGATTCCGCCAGCGTTGCAGAAAAATGGGAGTATGACAAGTTGCGTTGCCCCTACTGCGGGAAAGCCGGGAGGCTGTATAACACCGATCAGATGCGCGGCCGCACAGAGCAAATGATCATCACCGTGCCCTATGTGCGCCAGGGTGTTTTGCTGCTGGTGCAGTGGGCCGCTGATCGGTGGGTGGAGCCCCATTCCACCGAAGGCTGGAGCATGAGGTGCCGGACCTTGCCGCTGCGGGCCTACGCCATAGACGGGAAGAAAATCACCGCCTGGCGTAAGGCGGTAAAGGGGCCTTATGGCTCAGTGCTGGAGGATTTGGAAAACTGGGAAAAGCTGGAACGCTTCACGGACCGGCTTGGCATCCCCTATTTTTACTGTAAAAAGCCTCCCGATCTGCGCGGCACGGCCCTGGAAAACGCCAAATTGTGGGAGTGGATGAAGGAAGTCTATACCAAAAACCTGTTTGCACCGCTGGCATACATCCGGCTCTATCTGCGGCACCCGAACACAGAAGTTCTGGTGACCGCCGGTCTTGGGGAAATGCTGGCGAAGTGGATCAAGGATGAATGCCAGGCCTATTACGGATATAGCGGTAGCTACACATGGACAAGCCACCAGCTGCACTGGGTCCACTGGAAAGAACGCCGTCCCAGCGCCATGCTGGGGCTCACGCGCAGCGAACTGCGGAAGTTCCTGACATGGAAAAAGGACCACAGCGTGAAAAAGATGTGGATCACGACAGGGCACCCGGCGGGACTGACCATGGAGGAGGCCGACCAGGTCGAAGCGAGATTCAGCATGCACCAGGCCATGGATATGCTTTCCAAAGGGAACATGGGCTGTGAAGAACTGCGCAAAACCATTCGATATCTGAATAAACAAAGCTGCGATTGGTACATTCTCCGGGACTATCGGGATATGCAGCAAAAGCTGGGGATAGATTGGACGGCCGACCAGCTGCTGGCATGGCCGCCCCATCTGCGCCAAGCCCATGACCGGGCAGCCTCGGCGGTGCGATACGAGCAGAACAAGGGTCTGGAGCAGAAATTTGCAGCCATGACAGAGCGCTGCCGGGGCCTTGCCTGGGAGCATGACGGAATCTGCATCCGCCCGGCGGAGAGTGTGGAGGAGCTGGTGCAGGAAGGAAAAACGCTGCACCACTGTGTGGGAGGTTACGGAAAAGCCCACGCAGATGGCAGGATCATCCTGTTCATCCGCCACACCCGGCGGCCGGAGCGCAGCTGGTTCACTCTGAATGTGGATGTCAAAGAGAAAAAAATCATCCAGAACCACGGATACTGCAACGAGTATGCCCACGGACAGACACTGCACATTCCAAAGGCCGTGCAGGATTTCGTGGCCATGTGGAAGCGGGAAGTCCTGGAAAAATGGACACTGCCCAAACCGAAGAAAGCACAAAAAACGAATGCGGGAACCAGCGCCGCGTAAAATACACTTTTGCATTCAGATGCAAAAACCCGGCGGGACACGCCCGCCGCCAAAGGAGGCAACACCATGAATGAAATGCAGCAGCTGTCCCTGACACCGGACGGCACCCCCGAACAGGCCCAGGCCGTGGGCCTGCACTATGAGATCGTGGCCGCCGCCCAGGCAGCTGCCAGCAGCCTGCTGGCCCTGGGACGCAAGCTGAAACAGATGCGGGACACCGGCGGCTACAAGCGGCTGGGCTTTGAGACATTTGCAGACTACACCGAGCAGGCCGTGGGTATCCGCCAGCGGCAGGCCTACAACTACATATCGGTGGTTGAGAATGTTCCCGCCCGGCTGGTAGAGGAAAACGCGGCCGCCGGCGTGACAAAGCTGGCCCTGCTGGGGCGCATGGCCCCGGCGGATCAGCGGGAGGTGGCCGGGCAGGACCTGGCCAACATCACGGTGGCCGAGCTGAAAAAGCTGGTGGAGGAGCGCAACGGGCTGAGTGAGCAGCTGAGCATGATTCAGGACACTGCCCGGCCAGCCGCCGAGGCAGAGAGCTATGAAGTAGACATGGAGGCACTGCGAGCCCAAGCGCTGGAGCAGGCCAGGGCCGAAGTGGCCGCCGAGCACCGGAAGGAACTGGCGGAACAGAGCCGCCGCCTACAACAGGATCACCTGGAGGAAATGGACCGGCAGATGCACAAGGTGGCTGCCGACCAGCAGGACGCCCTGGAATGTCGTATGCGGGAATACCGGCAGTCCACAGACCGGGAGGCAGAAGAGAAGGTCCGCAAGATCAGGGCGGAAGCCCAGGAAAAAATCAAGAAGGCAAAGGCGGAGGCGGCCCAGGCCGCGGAGAAAAAACTTGCAGAAGAGCGGGACGCTGCCCGGCGGGACCAGGAAGAAAGGGACCGCGCAGACCTGGAGGCGGCACGCCAGGAGGCTGCGGAAGCCCGCGCCCAGGCCGAGGAGACCGCCCGCAAGCTGCAGTTGAACGCCAGTGAGGAGAGCATCCGCTTTGCCCTGCTGTTTGAGCAGCTGCAGGGCGCGGCGGGGGCCATGATGGACCTGGTGGATGCTCTGACAGCCGCCGGCCGCGCCGAGGAAGCCGCCAAACTGCGCACAGCTTTGGCTGGCGCCCTGCAGGCGTTGGAGGAACAGGTCTCGGTGTGAAGAAATCCTGGACAGAAGAAGGTGAGTTGTTATGAACCTTTTTATAAGGGTAAGAAGGAAGTTGTGCCGCCATGAATGGGGCCCGACGTTCATGGCGGGGTTCCGGCCGGTGGAAGGTTGGCTGGAACCGGTATGGCTGAAAACGTGTAAGAAATGCGGTAAGGTCGTGGAAGTTGGAGCAGAACACGGAGGAGGAAGATGGATCTGAAATACGATAACGAAAAGTGCTGTAGTGTTCCGATGGAGCGGGCAAGCGGAGAACTGCTGCTGCAGCTGGAGCGGATGGCGGTGGAACGTAGACCGGAGGTCTGTTTTGGTTGTGGGCTGGAGCACAACTGCGCACGGGATGGATGCGCGGCGCTGTTGAAAGCAGGAGAGCTGCTGAGGCAGTGAGGCGATAGGATGGAACACCGGTGCCATGATGCACGATTTGACCATTGCTGCTGTAATGGCTGCACAAGATTGTGCAGCTGCTTGATGAAGGAAAAGTTGAACAAGGCCTGCCCGATTACGTTTTGCAGGGAGAGGGCAGAAGAAAAGAAGGAAACAAGACAGAAGAAGTGACCCCAATATAATAAGGAACCGCGACGGCAGGCAGGGGGCCTGCCGGGCGGCCTTGTATGGGGTAGTAACATCTCGACGAAAGGGGAAAAGTATGCGGGGCGGAGTACGGGAAAAGAAGATCGTGTGCAGCTCCGTATACCAGGAGGTGGACCTGATCCCATTGCGCAAAGAATGCAGGGCAGGAGAACCCCAAGGGCGAGAAAGTTCCGAAAAGCAGAAACGAGCCAACCAGCGGGCTGCCGAACGGCATTTTGTACAGCTGGTGAATGCCAATTTTGTGCGCAAGGGTGTGCTGCTGGTAGACCTGACTTATGTGGGGGGAGAAGAACCGGAGGATTTTGAGCGCGCGGACAGAAATATGGTGAACTATCTGCGGCGGGTATGCTACCTGAGTGCAAAACGAAAATTGCCGAAGCCGGCTTTTGTGGCGGTGACAGAAGGTGGAGCGGAAGGCACCGGGGAGGAAAATCACCGGCTGCATCATCACATCATCCTGTATGCACCGGGGCTGACCCGGGATGAGGTGGAGAACCTGTGGAGCATAGGGCGCGGCCGGAAGCGGCACAGCCTGAGACGGGTGAACACCCGGCGGGCACAGCCGGTGCGCGGAAGCCTGATTGAGCGGGCTATGTACATGCTGAAAGCGCCGAAGCACAAAAAGCGCTGGCACCAGAGCCTGGGACTGAAGAAGCCGGTGCTGAAAATAAACGATGCCAGGTACACAAAGCGGCAGATCCTGCGGTGGTGCACAAACGGTGATGCCTACGACAGGGTCTTTTGGGAGAAAAAGTACCCCAGCTGGCAGGTGGAAGAGGCAAAAGTGGAATTTAACGAGATCGAAGGGGCGTATTATATTCGCCTGCGGATGTGGAGGAGTAAGAGCCCATGGAGCAGAGAGTGAATCCGTGTAGGAAAGATTGCCCGAAGCGGGCAGGGGACTGCCATGTGTGGTGCGAGAAATACCGGGCCTTCCGGGCGTGGAAGGAAGAGGAATATGCCGAGAGGGCCGCCCGTGCGGCGTTGGATGAAGCGGATGCGGTACGGGGGAAAAAGATACGGCGGGATGTACGCCAGCGTGGTCTGGATGGGACCAGGAGGCGGGGATGAAGCGAGGAACGGTATGCTACTGCACAAAATGTGGCGGAGAGTATACATACAAGGGCGGCCGTCACAATGAATTGTGCCCACGCTGCTACCGGGAAAAACGAATGCGCCGGGTGGTGGAAAGCCGGGAAAAGATGCCTGATAAAAAGAGCGCTGCGCGTAAGTGTGCAGCGCCGAAGAGTTGTGCCCAAAAACAGGAAAGCAGGAAGCGGATGGTGAAACAGGTGAAGGATAAAGAGCCGGTGAAAGGGAAAATCAGCAAAAAGAAATTGGAAGAACTGATGAAAGACCCGGTTTGTCGGGTAGTGCATGAACTGGAACTGGTAAACAAGGAGCGGGAAAAGAAGGGATTGCCGCCCCTGACCTACGGGAAGTATGTGCAGGAATACAAGAGATAGACGGGAACCGAAGTGCCCCCAACAGTCCGGGAATGCCGGATGGTTGGGGGCCAGTTTTTGTTTTCTGCGAAAGTTCGCCGGTAAATAGAAAAAATCTGATCCGATACCAAATACCATCTGCGCGCGGGTACCTTATAGCGGAAAAAAGGAATGTTAGGAAGGATGGGCCGGCGATCAAGGATGAGGGAAAAGTTTTTGCATTCTGGCCTTGTTGAAATGGCGAAAAAAACCAATATCATGAAAGAAAGCCGGAAAGGAGGCGGCAAGGGTGATCTACCACGACAATACGGTGAAAGGGACGCGTAGGGGCAAAAAGTGGCCGGAGGAGATCCGAACGGCCGCTATGTGTGATCTGCTGGTACACAACAATCTGAGCGATGTGGCCCGGCGGTACAATGTGCCGGAAAGCACCCTGCGGACCTGGATGAAACAGGCGGAACGGAAGAAACCGGAGGAGAAAAAGAGCCTGTTTGAGAAGGCCCGGGAAACCGAACTGCGGGCCCTGGCGCGGAAGGCCAGCGCGGCGGCGAACTGCACGGTAGAGTACATGCGCCGGCGCCTGGAGCGGAACCTGACCGATGCACAGATCACCGAATACTGCCGGAAGCGGCTGGATGAGCTGGACGGGCTGATCGCCTATGAAGGGCCGGAGGACCCGGAGTGCCGGGAACTGGGCACGGTGCGCAAGGTGGAGCCGGAAGTGCCGGGAGAACGCGAAATGTTGCTGAAATTGATGGACAGGCACCGGCCCATGAGCGACTTCGGCGCCGCCAACTTTGCCCGCACGCTGGTGAGCGTGACGGGCCGCGCAGCGGATCTGCTGGGGGATGAAACGGAAGCACAGGCTGCGCTGCGAGTGGAGGTGTGTGGTGTGACAGACGCAGAGGCACAGGACATGATGGGGTGAGTTGCATGGGGTGACGCTGAAGATCGAGCCGCCGAACCAGAAACAAAAGCTGTTTTTTGCGGCGAGGGAAAAGTACATAGGGTATGGAGGTGCCCGCGGCGGCGGGAAAAGTTGGGCCATGCGGCGCAAGAGTGTGCTGCTGGCGCTGCGGTACCAGGGGATCCGAGGGCTGATCTTGAGGCGTACCTACCCGGAACTGATGGAAACTTATGTGAAACCAATGCGCGGAGAGCTGGCCGACCTGATGCGGGCAAAGCAGGTGCGGTATAGGGAGACTGAAAAAGAATTTATTTTTGTGAACGGAAGCCTGCTGATGCTGGGGTACTGCGATAACGAGTCAGACCTAGCCCGGTATCAGGGTGCCGAGTATGACGTAATCTTTATTGATGAGGCGACCCAGTGGCCATACGAGTGGTTTTTGATTTTGACAGCCTGCCTGCGTGGCGTGAATGATTTTCCAAAGCGAATATACCTGACCTGTAACCCCGGTGGGGTTGGACATAACTGGGTGAAACGGCTGTTCATTGACAGAGACTATGAAAAAGGCGAGCGGCCGGAGGATTACCGGTTTATTCAAGCTCTGGTGTATGACAACAGTGCCCTTATGGAGAAAAGCCCGGAATATCTGCGTCAGCTGGAAAACCTGCCGGAAAAGCTGCGGAAAGGGTGGCTGGAAGGTGAGTGGGACCTCTTTGACGGGCAATATTTCGCGGAATTTCGGCGGGAAAAGCATGTGATACAGCCATTCGAGTTACCGGCGAGATGGCGGCGGTATGTGACGATGGACTACGGTCTGGATATGCTGGCAGCGTATTGGATCGCGGTGGATGAAGAGGGAAAGGGATATGTATACCGGGAACTGTATGAAGGCAGGGATAACGGGAAAGGTGCAGACGGACGCGGCCACATTGTGAGCGCCGCCGCCCGGCGGGTACGGGAATACATGCCGCCGGGAGAGCGCATTGAGGCATGGTTGGCACCGCCGGACCTGTGGAACCGGAACCGGGACAGCGGGCGCAGCACCGCAGAGCTTTTCGCGGAGGCGGGAATGGTGCTGACGAAAACAAGCAATGACCGTATTGCCGGGTGGCGGGCGGTACGGGAATGGCTGGCTGATGTTGTGGATGAACACGGAAAGACGGTGCCGAGGCTGCGCATTTTTTCCACCTGCACAAACCTGATCCGCACGCTGCCGGCCGTGCAGTTTGATGAGAAAAGGCCGGAGGATGTGGCCACAGAGCCACACGAACTGACCCACGCGCCGGACGCGTTGCGGGGATTCTGTGTGTACAGGTCCAGCCCGGCGGACCCGCCACCACCGGAAAAGATGTGCGGCGTGGAAGTGTTCTATGATCGAAGTTTGCAGTCGAGTGCAGACGAAATCCTGGGATTGGGGGAGGACATCTATGTGGTATGACGTGGTTGTGACGGTATTGGCTGTGGGAATGGTGGTGTGCTGGCGGCTGGGCGTGCGGGATGGCATGCGGATAATGCACAACCGGGAACTGGAGAAAATTCGGCTCCCGGAGAAGCTGGCGGGAGGGAGCGCGGAGAAACGACAGGAACAGGACGCGCCGGTGGATGAAGCACTGCAAGAACAGCTGAAAGCTATTGACCAGTACGATGGGTGGAAGGTATGACGGAAGAAAAACAGGTGACAGACATCTGGCGGAAATACCGGGCGGGTGTGGAACACCACAGAAGCAAGAACCTGTACAGGCGGGATGAGCGCTGCTGGCATTTTTATACCGGTGACCAGTGGTGGGGCATGAGCCAGGGCGGGCAGGAACTGCCCATGGAGAATATCATCAAACCGATTCTGAAATACAAGATCGCCATGGTGGCAACCACCGATACAACCATTGTGTACAGCGAAATGAGCGAAAACCTGATCTTGCAGGAGATCTGCAACGAGCTGAGTTCTTTTGCCAAAGAGGAATGGGAACGGACCCGGATGGATGAGCTGAAGTGGAAGGTGGTAAAGGCGGCAGCCATTACCGGCGACAGCTATGTGTATGCCTGCGATACCAGGCCGGAGAGCAGTGCGGTGGTGCAGGATACCACTCCGAAAATCGATGTGAGGATGATTGACCGCAGTGCTGTATACCTGGCGGATGAACAGGAACAGGACCTGCAGCAGCAGGCATGGATCATCATTGCTGAGCGGCTTCCGGTGGAGGTGGTACGGCGGCAAGCTCGGGAAAATGGCCTGAGCGAAGAGCAAATAGAGCTGATCGTATCGGATGCAGAAACGGATACCCGTGTCAACAATAACCAGGCAGAAGAAGTGAAGCAAGGGGACGGTAAATGTACCAGTCTGGTATATTTCACCCTTGTGGATGATGAGAAAGGTGCACCCGGAGAAGTGCGTAAAATGCTGCGGTTTGGGCGCAGCACGGAGCAGGTGGTGTATCAGCCGCTGCAGGACGTTCCGGGGATGGATGTGTACCCCATCGCGCAGATGCGGTGGGAAGATATGCCCAACTCGGCCCGCGGCGTAGGAGAATGTGAGCCGCTAATCCCCAACCAGATCGAGATCAACAAGACGCTGGCGCGGCGCAGTTTGATCGTGAAGCGGTACGGATACCCCACCGCAGTGTATGACGCCGAAAAGATTGATAACCCGGCGGCGCTGCAGAAGGTGGGCGCCGCGGTACGGGCGCGGAACCTGAGTGGGATGCCCATTACCAACGTGGTACAGTACCTGGAACCGCGCACCACCAGTGGCGAGGGAGCAGCCCTGCAGCAGGAACTGATTGCCACCACACGGGAACTGGAAGGTGCAAGCGACAACGCCACCGGTCAGGTGGATGTGACCAAGACCAGCGGCGAAGCCATTAAAGCGGCGCGGGACCAGGCGGCAATGGTACTCAATGACCAGGCAGCTGCCTACAAGAGTTTTGTGGAGCAGATGGCGCGGATCTGGTACAAACTGTGGTGCGCCTACAGTCCCCAGGGGATGACCTTCTTGTACAAGGACCCGGCGGGTGGGGAGAGCATGCTGCATGCCATCATCACCCCGCAGGCGTTGGCGGCGCTGGACATGCAGATCAAGATCGACGTGAGCCCGGCGGACCCATACAGCGTGCTGAGCCAGCAAACCAGCCTGGACAACGCCCTGGGCGGAGGGCATATCACGTTCGAGGAATGGGTGAGTGTGCTGGACGCCAACAGCCCGGTGCCGGCAGCCAAGTTCCGAAAGATTTTGGAAGAACGCAAAGCCGCACAGCAAGAGATGGCCGCGCAGCAGGCTGCGGCCCAGGGGCAGGGAGTAGCCAATGTAGCAGGCCTGGAGGACGCCGTACAGCAGGCGGCCATCCAGGAAGCAGCGATGCAGGGAGGTGGCGCGAATGCAGTGCAGAGTGTGCCGGTGTGAAATGGGCATTGTGGCGACACGCATTGAAGTGGAGGGGGACAAGAGCCCCGACACGGTGACCAGGGTGTACCGGGTGTTGGACCTTGCCTGCCGGGCCAAACAGTGCAGCGAGTACGGGAAGGTGCAGGCACAGCAGCGTGTGGAACTGAAATAGGCAACCCCGGCGAAAGCCGGTTTGCATAAACCCGGCGGGACGGGCAAACACCCGAGGGCGGTGACCTGCACCAAAATACGCGGCGGACGCGAAAAAACCGAATACCCACCAACGGGAAAAAATGGAGGCAGAGATGGATCTGGAAAACAACGGTATGAGCTTGGAAGGCATGGACTACGATCCGCGGGAAGCGGAAGGCGCCGGGCGGGAACATGGGAACGAAGGAGAGGGCGCCGGGAGGCCGGAAGAAAGCGGCGCGGAAAACAGCGTGCGGCCGGGGAAAGCTGATGGGCAGGAACCGCAGGGGGACCATGCGGGGGAACACGACGGTGCGCAGGACTGGAAGACTCCGCAGAATGCGGAGAACGCACAGCGGCGCCGGGAGGCGGAACAGCGGCAACGGCAGCGGTATTTTGCCGAGTTTGCAGCCGGTCTGACGGACCCGGTGACCCAGCAGCCTTTTGCAAATGAGGAAGCCTGGAGCCGATGGAAAGATCGGAAGAGCGTCGTGTA